AGTGGCAGCTCATAGGTTACTTCGTGTCGCTCTCGCAGATGCAGCTATGCAAGAAGCGTACCTTCGTCAACGTGCGGAACATCCTCATGGACGAGGCCGTGCTCGACGCGCGAGACCGCAACCACGACTACCTCACGAACGAGTGGGGCCTGCTCACGCAGATGGTCGACTCGCTCACGCGCGAGCACGCGGGCGACGTCGACCGACTGGGGAAGCCGCACGTGTACCTGCTCGGAAACAAGTGCGACCTGCTCAACCCGTACTTCGCCGTGTGCGGCCTCACCGACGAGCCGCCCTACGGCTACACGTGGCACCGCAACAAGACGTTCCTGATTCACAACGTGGAGCCGGGCGAGTATGAGGACCGGAAGATGACCGAGACCGTCACGGGGCGCATGGCAGCGGGAACCGACGAGGAGCAGGTTCTCAGGGGCGAGGGCTTCACCGGGAGCAACCCGGACTTCGTTCACCGCAGGCCGAGGACCGCCAAGTACCAGTTCGGAATCGTGTTCCACGGTGACCGGTTCGGCATCTGGTATGACGAGCGACAGGCGTACTTCTACGTCGACTCGAAGATACCGAACAACGCCGCGAGCGTATACGCCCTCACGACCGAGGACAACAGAATCAACTACATCATGGCGAAGTCCTCCGAGAAGTTCCTGCGGAGCTTCTGCGAGTTCTACGGCATGGGGATGATTAGGTTCTCGACCGTCGTGATACGCAACAAGTTCAACCGCGTCATGCGCCTCTTCGGCTACCGCTAGTGCTACACTGTAGGTAAGCCCGAAGTACCAAGGCGCCTTGCCTCCGAGTGAGTAGACGTAGGAATACCCGGGATGCCACGCGGGGAACCGCGCCCGGGCGTCGGCGAGTGATTAGGCCACCGCTTTCAACCCGGAGACAACACCATGCGTCTTGCGAACCGGGCCCTTTCTCTATGGATTGGAGACAACCATGGCACTTCCCAAGACAACCCCGGACAATGTCGCCACCAGTTCGGCAAACGAGTCAACGACTGCGACCAATGCCAATACCAGTTCGGCAAACGAGCAAACGATTGCGGCCAATGACACCACCAGTTCGGCAAACGAGCCAACGACTGCGGCCAATGCCACCACCAGTTCGGCAAACGAGCCAACGCAGCCAGTCGACCTAGGGCAGGTGCTCAGCGACTTCATGGCGTCCATGCGCGAGGTTCAGGAGAGCGTGCGCGCCGACCGCGAGCGCATCGAGGAGCTTCAGCTGGCCAACGGGCTCGTAATCCGGCAGGGCGCGCCCGACAACACGCCGCCGACCGTGCCTCCCGATGACTCGTACATCGACCCAGCGCAGTTCGACCCGAGCAACATGGACTTCAAGATTTGATATAATTGCATGAACCGCAACCCGTAAGAAGGGAGCCGAAATGGCCGTAAACAACAGCACCATCCTGACGAGCGCGTGGCTCAACGGCAGCAACGACTACCAGCAGCGCGTGCCCGACCCCACGCAGGCGAGCGTGGCCGAGCAGATTGAGTTCCTGACCACGCCCATGAACCGCAAGTACTTCAACGAGTTCATGGACAACTTCGTTAACCGCTTCTGCGACGCCTACGTGCGCTCCGACGCGTGGGAGAACCCGCTGCGCAGCTTCGTGCGCGAGTACAAGTACGGCTCAACGATTCAGGAGACCTACTTCAAGTGGATTAAGGCGCACTCGTTCCAGGATGACGCCGAGACGCTTCTGAAGCTCCACCGACCCGAGGCCGAGTCCGCCTACCACACCGTCAACTACGAGGTCACCTACCCCATCTCCACGAACGACTACGAGCTGATGGACGCCGTGACCGACGAGTACGGCCTCAACCGCATCATCTCCGGCATCATGCAGGTGCCCATCAATTCCGACCAGTACGACGCCTACAAGACAATGGTGCAGCTCATCGCCGAGTACGAGGGCCGCTGGGGCTTCTACAAGCACAACCTGTCCGCCGCACCGACCGACGAGGCCACGGGCAAGGAGTTCCTGACCGCCGTGCGCACCTACGCCGGAACGCTCGCCTTCCCCTCCACGCTCTACAACGCGCAGCGCTTCACGGATATCCCCGTGTTCGCCAAGCCCGACGAGCTGGTTCTCTTCGTCACGCCCGCCACGCAGGCCGCGCTTGATGTGAACACCCTCGCGAGCGTGTTCAACGTGGACCTCGCCGAAATCAAGTATCGCACCATCCTCATTGACGAGTTCCCCGTGCCGAACGCCGTGGCGCTCCTCACCACCGAGGCGTTCTTCCAGTGCGCCAACAAGCTCTACGGCACCTTCTCGTTCTTCAACCCGCAGACGCTCTCCACCAACTACTACCTCCAGCACCGCGCAATCATGAGCGTGTCCCCGTTCGTTCCCGCCGTGCTGTTCACCACGGACGAGGGCACCACGCCCGCCGTGGTCAAGCAGACCGTCTCCGGCGTAACCGTGGAGGCCAACCCGACGAGCGCCAAGCCGGGAGACGAGGTGCAGCTCACCGTGAGCCTCACCGGCACCATCGCGCCCCAGACCGAGGGCATCGAGGTCAGGCCAGACGCCTGCATCTTCGAGGTGACCGCCGCGAGCGCCGCGTCCGCCGGCACCCCGATTCAGCTCAACGCCCGTACCTACGTCGACGATGACTTCGTGCTTCACATTCAGAAGACCGGCCTTGCCACGGGCAACGTGCTCACCGTCACGGGCACCGCGACCTACCAGAACCCGTCCGGCGAGACCTCTACCTACACCGACACCGCTACCGTCACCATCTCCTAGGGTGACTCACAGCGATGCGAACCGGGGACTGGCGCGCGAGCGCCGGTCCCCTCTCTCTAAGGAGGTGACACATGGAGTTTCCACACATGGGAGACGCTAGTTTCCCCGACCTCTCGAACGTCGACGTGTTCCGCTACCAGAACGAGGTGGACTACGACCGCTACGGAGCGAGCGGCACCATCAAGGTCTGCAACGTGCCGTGGGACGAGTCCCACAACAACGTTGCGTTCGATGGAGTGGAGGCGCGCGACGCGTACCTAGACGGCCTCTCCGGCCCCGTGGGCGAATTGCCCACCGCGTTCCTCGCGCAGCCCAAGGCGACCGTTCAGGTGCCCATGCCCGGAAGCACGTGCCTGCGCTACAACTACTGCGTCATAGACGTTCCGCCGGTGCCGTCCGAGGACGCGCCCCTCATGCACTACGATGGCGCGCGCAACGTGACGCGCTTCTGCTACTTCGTGACCGGCGTGGACTTCCGAGCCCCCAACACGACCATGCTCTACCTCTCGCTCGACTCGTGGCAGATGTGGAGCTACGACCTCGACGTGCAGTACGTCGGGCTTGCGCGCGGACACTACGGGGTTGCCAAGACCGACGTGGAGACGTACCTCGCCGACCCCGCGCACAACAACGAGCACCTGCTCGCGCCGGACGTTGACTTCGGCAGCTATCAGGTCACGCGAAACTCGTTCGCCAAGACCTTTGATGCCGACGTGTGGATGTGCTTCGCGTGCAACGCGGCCCCCAACATCGCCGACTGGGGCACCGTGGCCGACAGCACGGCCCACGTCCCCTACATCTCGGCCTACGACAACTGCGGCGTGCCGTCCTACCTCACGTTCTGCATCGAACCCTCAGCGTGGGGTCAGTTCTGCCAGAACTGCGATGCGGACTACCCGCACTTCAAGCAGAACGTCATGGGCGTCTTCTTCGTGGACAAATCGCTCGTGACAACCTACAACGACTTCACGTTCGCGGGGACCAGCTGTCACCTGCTATCGCAAGTGTCCTCTGTAGAGGGCACGCTCCGCGACCTCTCGCGCGAGGACTTCGCGCTACCCGAGCAGGTAGCCGGATTCGCCAAGCTCTATACCTACCCGTATAGCTACATCGAGCTTACCGACCACACCGGAAACGTCCGGCAGGTGCGCGTTGAGTCCACCACGGGCACCATTGGCTACCAGACCGCCATTCAGTTCGCGATGCCCTACGTCGCCCAGTCGTGCGTCATCACGGGGCTTGGCTCCGGCACCGTGACCTCGACGTGGGAGAACCTTCTCGGCCACACGTTCGAGTCAACCGGCGAGTGGTATCGCACGATGTACAACTGGGACGTGCCCGTGTACGCGGTCACGCTCGCCTCCTCCGTCCGCGAGACGTATGAGCGACTCTACCCGCACAATCAGGCCGTGGTGGACTACACAAGGAACTACGACAACACCATGGCGGTCGCGAACACCGAGCACTCGAACGAGCGCAACCAGACGGAGTGCATGAGCGCGAACAACGCGGCCACGGTGGCCAACAACTCGGCCAACAACGCGCGAAAGATTTCAGCTGAGACGCAGATTAACGCGGCGCAGCTGAACAAGCTGACCGCCGACAAAAACGCCGACAACTACATGGTGTACACGGGCAACGAGGCGACTCAGGCCGCGAACACCGCGTCACAGTCCAACAACGAGGCGTCTGGTGCCGCGAACGCCATAGCTGGCACCGCGTCCGGCGTCGGCAGCGTCATAACCGGGGCACTCACCGGCTCCGCGCTCGGCCCCGTCGGAATGGCGGGCGGCGCGCTCGTCGGCGCGGCCACGGCGCTTGCGGGTCTCGGGCAGACCATGACGAACACCATTAACACATCCGCATCACTTCAGGTGGCCTACACGAACAACGACCAGCTCGCAGGAGCCACGACCACAAACAACATCGTGAAGACCCAGACCGCGCAGGAGTACCTGCAAAGCGCGCAGGCGCAGAACAACGACTGTGCGACCGACGTAACCGACAACAACAACTCGCTCCTCAACACCACGACCGCCAACAGCGTCAGCATGCTCGACACCAACGCGGACAACAACCTAGCGACCGCGAGCGCGAACGCCGAGCGCACGAGGAGCGCCGCCCAGAGTGCCATCACGAACGACACCAACAACGTTCGCGTTCAGGCGGGCGGCACCTGCGGCACATTCGCCAACGGTCAGACGGCATCGCTCAGGCCGCGCGGCGTATGGGCAAACGTGGTCACCGAGCCGGACGGCGCGCTTCTCGCGGCAGGCTCGCAGTTCGCCCGCTACGGCTACGCCGAGAACGCGTACGTACCGTTCGAGGGGTGGCAGATGATGGGGCACTTCACCTACTGGCAATGCTTCGACGTGGTGTTCTCCGGCGCGGGTGACATGAGCGTGAGCACCGAGAACGAAATACGCGACCTTCTGACAAACGGCATAACGATTTGGACGGACCCCGACGAGATAGGGAGGGTGAGCATCTATGACAACTGAGGCAAGGTCTGCGGCTCTCGTGACCGACGCGACCGAGCCAGACTCGGTGGAGATGCCCGAGGAGCGAAAGCGCACCATTGACGAGCTTATGAAGCTAGGCACGTATCAGGGAATGACCGACGATGAAATCGAGCGCGTCATGACCTACCGCGAGCGAATGGCCGCGCTCACGGAGCGCAACAACGGTGCCGCAAAGGCAATCGAGCGGGCGCAGAGGAGCGCGGAGGAGCGCGCCAACGCCCAGTACGAGCAGGCTCAGGCAAACTTCCGCCTCGCCTGCTCCATCAACCCGACGTTCCGAAAGGTGGTGATTGGCAGTGAGCAAGGCTAGCAGGCTAGGATACGGCAGCTACTGGCAGTCCTCGCGCATCAACCGGGCGCTCTATGCGTGCTTCGTGACGCAGGCCGAGAACGTGGCGCTGTCGCGCTTCAAGTGGCTGGGCCTGCCGACGACGTGCGACGAGAGGTGGCTTGAGAGGTGCCTGCTGTTCGAGGGGCAGGCAACCATCGCGTTCCCCGCGAACATGCCGGGGACGTTCTTCTCGACCAAGTGCGCGCAGTCGGGGCCGCTCAACGTCTACGACAACCCGACCCAGTGGCGCTCGGTGGGGAACGACGGATGGTCCTTCGAGGTCAACAACGCGAACGGCGTCATGGTCTACGACAACCTCAACCGCACGCCCGTCATGAACCAGATTGACGTGATGTGCCGCGAGCTGGTCGACTGCTTCCGCACCAAGCAGATTAACCGCATGCAGCAGCGCAGCCCGTACCTCATCAAGGGTCCGAGGAACAAGAAGTTCGACCTCACGCAGGTTATAAAGCAGCTGTTCGGAGGCGAGCCTGCCGTGGTGGGCTACCAAAGCATGATGGATGACATTTCGATAGAGGCGATAAACACGCAGGTCACCTATCTCGGCAAGGAGCTTCAGGAGGACTACGAGAACATCTGGAACCAGATATACCTGCTTCTCGGAATCCGCAACCTGCCGTACAAGAGCGAGCGCAGAATCGAGTCCGAGGTGCGCACCCAGAACGAGCCGAGCGACTTCAACCGCCTCACGGCGCTCATGGCGCGAAGGCAGGCGTGCGACCAGCTCAACCGAAGGTTCGGAGAGTACCTGAAGGAACCCGTGCGCGTCGTGTGGAACGCCGACAACGAGTCCGAGAACCACGACCTCGCGACGAACATGGCCAAGGCGGCGGAGGCCTTCGACGTGAAGCTGGACCTAGCCAAGGCAGGTGAGGCAAATGTCGTATGAGTACGGAAACGAGCCGGACTTCCACGCCGTGGGGACCATACAGCTCGTGGAGTGGGTTGAGTGCGGCCTCGTGGACCTCACGGACGGCTCGTGGGCCTTCAACGAGTACGTGGGCGATGACGCCAAGCTCGCCGACCTCTACGAGGTAACGAACGCGCGCGTGCTCAGGAAGGTGGTTGACCATTACCTCTACTACGAGGTGGCCATGCCCCTCTACAAAGAGTGGAAGCACCAGCTTCTCACGCGCCTGAACGAGGTCATGCCGAAGTACATGTGGGCCTACCGCATGCTCGCTGACGGCACGAACCCCCTCACCTCAGAGGATGACTACTACAAGGGCCGCACAATACGCTCCGACTATCCCGAGACGCTGCTTTCCGGCAACTCTGACTACGTGAGCGACGGAACCGACACCGAGACCGAGCGAATCCGCATCAGAGACCTGTGGCAGAAGCTCGGCAACTCGCTCGCGCTCGCCAAGGACGTCGACCAGATGGTCATAGATGACGTCGCCGACTGCTTCAGCGGCCTCATGACCGTGAGCCTCAACGGCTTCTAGCGCGGCAGGGCGGGCTGCCACGGCGAGGTGGCCCGCCCTCGCGTGATATAATCTATGCAACGGATTGGAGGACACATGTCACAGCCGACAGCATGCGCAGGCGTCGCGCCAAGGACGCTATTCGGCACGCTCGGGCCGTTCTCGGCCTTCGTGCAGTCGCCGCCGGTAATCCCCACCTTCTACTACGACGTGTACTCGCAGGAGCAGCGAATCAAGGCGATATGCGAGAACTTCGCGAGGCTCGTGGCCTACGTGGAGGAGGGCTTCTCGGGGGTCCACGACGTCGATGACGAGGTTCAGGCACAGCTCAACGCCTTCCGCATCACGATGGAGCAGTCCCTCAACGACCTGCGCGACGAGCTGGTGAAGATTATCTCGGGCGCAACCGGCTCGTTCACCACGACCGACCCGACGGACGAATACCTGACGAAGGACGCGGGGCAGGTAATCTCTAACGTATACGACTTCGACCGCGAGCTGTCCATGAGCGCGGCGCGCTTCGACGCGGCGGAAATCACGCCCGCCATGTTCGACGCGACCGGCATGAGCGCTCGACACTTCGACGTGGCAGCGGCGGCGTGGCTCTACAACGAGCAGACCGCCGCCACAATCTCAGACGATGACGGGGAGAACGACGGTCTGTCCGTCATGCACGCAATCGTCACCGCAATCGGCGAGGCGACCGCAAACTAAGGAGGAATATCATGTCCCACACAGCACAGACCACCTACTACGGCCTTCCCATCTACGAGGACAAGGCGGGGAACCAGCCCACCTATCTGGGCGACTGGAACGAGACAATGCGCACCATCGACAGCTCGCTCAACGCCGTCGCGGCCCAGTCCTCGGGCGTCGTGAGCACGGCCAATCAGGCTCTCTCAACCGCGCAGCAGGCGCAGCAGACGGCCAACGCGGCGAACACCGTGGCCAACTCGGCGCAGCAGACCGCAAGCGGTCTCTCTGACGCCGTGGAGACCGCGCAGCAGACCGCCGAGCAGGCCAACACGGCAGCGGGGACGGCGCAGTCGACCGCCGAGTCAGCGAACAGCACGGCACAGACGGCGAGCACGACGGCGAGCAACGCGCTCTCGCAGGCGCAGACTGCGGCAAGCACGGCGGGGACGGCGAAGTCCACTGCTGATTCAGCGAAATCAACCGCAAATGCTGTTGCAAATAAGATGGCTAACCTTAGTTCGTTCGGAATCATAAGCGATGTTATTTCTACGAATCCGCAAAATAGTTTTACTATCCCCGCATCTTCGATTCTCTCTGCACTAAGAATGCAGTCTGTAGCCCCATCTGCAACGCTCGTGGTTTATGTCTGCAACGGAGATTCAAACTCAGCGCCTAATCTGTCGCTGCGAACTGTTTCCGTTAATCGCACCACATGGGACGTGACTGTGTTTCTTGGGGAACCTGCTAACTACACATTCCGATATAACGCATGCGTTTTCCTTCAATAAAAATAACAAGGTGGCACTGTCCTGCGCGTCCCGCCGGACCAGATTCCGGCGGGGCGCTCTTCTATGAGACGGGATACAAGTTATTGAAATAAAATATCGAATCGCCATAAAATCGGAAAGCCCGTTGCGAGGCGGGAATCGGACCCTCGCGACGGGTTGTATCAGGAAAAAAGCTCAACTACCTATGCCGGAGATATGGCGGACGCTCGACGTACGAGCGCCAGAGTTCGTCGTTGCTCGCATACGGCACATCTCGCCGCGTGACGCCAGGAAGCTCGCCAGTTAGCACGCGCGCGCGATACGCCGACAGCAACATGGCGCGTGCCGTAGTGCTCGCAAGCATGGATATCCCCGTGCCGCTCGCGCATGCCAGCTCCCTGTCGGCGCGCGTCTCGTAGCGGAGCACCTGCACGCGCGATAGGTCGCGCACGCGAGGGTATCGAGGCTCGCCGCGCAGCGTGCGATACGCCCAAAAGCTCATATAGACCTCCCATCAGATAATCCACCAGATTAGGCCGCTCGCATATAGCAGGTATACAATCAGTGCAATATCAATCAGCGAGAAAACAATAACAGCTGCCCAATACGCCGTATCTCCCCTTGACATGCGCCTGCGCGAACTGTCGCGATATACGCGACGATTGCTAAAATCATATGCGGGGCGCATACACGGTCTATCGCTCATTCAAATCACCCGCTATCTTCACGGCTAGAATCGGGTCCGGTGACTCGTCGCTCACAATGTCGAGACGCTGCGCGTAGTGATGGCGGGTCACGACGTTCTGTAGCACGTGGCACATAACCCCTATCGCATCCTCGACGGTGCGCGTCTTGGATATGCACACGCTGCCCATGTCGGCGACGTTTCGATATACATAGAACATTTAAATACCTCCGATGAAATCGCATGAGAACATTACGTGGAAATCGAGCTTGTCTACAAAGCCATTGTAGCTAGGAGGTAAGTCGCAAAACCCAATCGTGATGCGGTGCCTACCAAATGTGGTCAAATCTAGGATATATCGGGCATAAGCTATGCACATCTCGACATTATTCGGCCCATAGATTATGCAACCATCCATTTCGACGTATATTTCATCACCTATATGCTTGCAAAGATAGTCCGTGCAGGCCGACCAATAGTCAACGATGCGGCTCATATCCTCACCCCATAGGCAATCTCGCCGTCACGATATAGCACACCCCTCGTTGCGCCGAGCCCACGCGCGCGCTTGGCCGCTATCATGAATCTGGCACCGGCCACGTCCGGCGAGACGCTGCCGAGGTCGGCTTCGGCTATCGTGTCTCCGAGATGGTTAAATATCAGATATCGGAACTCCGGCTCGATTGGTTCCTTTCGTTTCGCTTTTGATGCAAACCCAATCAGGCACAATATCAGGCCCGAAACCGACATGCCTATGGTGACGATACCGAAAACAAGCAATTCAATCACCTCCCTAGTAGCAATAGGCCCTGCGGTATGCCATGTATAGCTCGTCCATGCTCAGAACGCGCACCTCGTAAGGCTCCATGGAATAGCCGAGCACCCCGTACCGAATGGCAAGCCTCACCTGCGACTCTAGTATCCGGCGGGCCTCCCTGTGCGATATGCACCTGCCACCGTGCCGCGCGATGTGTGTCATGCGCTGCGCCTCAGTGCAAAACGCCACGACATGAGGCTCATGCGCGCAGCTATCCGACGTGATTGCGTATTTCATGCCTAGACCTCCCGATATCGACTGATTACGACCTCGCCGTCACACCTGCCAATCAGGTGCAGCTTGTCGGCCAGAGGGTAGATGACCGGGCATGCCGCGGCTATGTGACGCATGGCGTCGCTGGCCGCGTGGGCGTCGGTTCCGGCGTTGAAACGCTTGAGGATTGCGCCTGCGCCGGAAATGACGAGTATCTGGTAGTAGGTCATGGCTTTTCCTCCGCTATTTGTTCTGTGCATAGGAGCAAATGGCCTCAGCCATCATATCGTCAACTAGCGACTTTCCTTTGGAAACGTAACCGAAGCTGTCGGTATCGCGGTGATACGTGAGAACCCTGAGCGTGTCATTGTGATACATGGTTTCGCCGTCGTTGCGAACCCTAACAATGCGAAATGAAACGTCATTAGGATAGCAGTCCTCGTCGAAGCACCTCCTAATAGCAAACAGCAGTCGAACGCTGCTCAGATAATCGAACGTATCGAAGAGCTCATGATATTCGTTGTTGGTGACAGCTGCGCATGTACCATGAAAAGTAGTAGCCATGATTAGTCCTCCCTGTTAGTAGATTTCGTACTCGGAGACGTCAACCATGTCGTTCCACGCGACAGAGTTCCTGCGCCCCGTGGTAACGACGTGATATATATCAAAACTGGTAGTTATCTGATGCCGGATGAAATACTCGTAGCCGAGGTTCGCGTAAGGGTAGTAATAGAAATCGCGCGAGAAATCGGCCTCCTCGTCAGCCTTTTCGATATGCTTGACCAACGACATGCAGAGACCGCTAACCGTCGTTGCGCGCGAACGGAAATAGAAACCGTCGCTGCCGTTCTTCGGCTGGGCGTAGTAGATTGTGGTCGAAGTGCGAGCCATGATTAGTCCTCCTCGTTCTCGATGAACGAATCACTGATAGGGTCGTAGGTGTAGCCGTTCTCGTCCATATGATCGGAAAGGTCGAAACACAGGAAATCGTTTACGTCAGTTTCGGTTGCGTGGGAGTCCTCAGTGAAGAGTTCATCAAGCAGCAATTCGACGTAATCGATTATATCTTCGGAGCTGTTGAGCACGACTTTCTGCCAACTGGCCCCACCTGCCCATGCGCGAAAGTTGCGGATGTTGGATTCTGTCTGGTAATACATTGTGGGTCCTTTCGATTAGTTGCGCTCACGGTTGATGTATTCGTATGCTGCCTGATAGATTGCCTCCTCGCTTTCGTTAGTCAGATGATGCAGCGCATGAGCAAATGCCTCTGCACGCGCATGAGCAATAAGCCATCTGTCAACCTGATTTTGATAGTCAGCAAGCTGCGCGCTCGGAATCTCCGACTTGCCATCAACAATCTTGGTAATCCGAGCTATGGCACGACGCATGTCGATGTGCTCACTATAGAGGTCTGCCCTGAT